GGCACCGACCGGCACCTGGCCGCGGGAGACCATGAGCGAAACCGTGTCGCCAGCAGCCAGCGCGAGGCCGAGGTTGGCGTTGAGGGTGATGGTTCCCGCCACGGCATCGACTGAGGCGACCACACCGCGCACGCCGGTGCCGGTGGCGTTGGAGAACAGGACCACCACGTCGCTCGCGGCGGCACCCAGGTAGGGCGGCGCGTTGATCACGGTCTGGTTGGAAGCGCTGGTGGCCGTCACGGTGGTGGCACGCGACTGCGAGCGGAAGGTCAGCAGCGAGGCGGCCTTGTCGGAGGTCGCGCTTGCATACTGGATCCGGACGCGGTCGCGCCCACCGGCGGGGACGACCACATGGCTGAGGGTGGTTCCGGCGTTGCCGGTGAAGCTGAAGGGAGTCATGGCTTGGTTATGTCAGGCGTGGAGGGCTCAGGGTTTGACGATGCGCTTGAGGGCGTCGCCCTTCGCCGCGCTGAATCCGTAGAGGCATTCGATGGTGACGAAGACCTTGTTGGCGCGGGTGTCGGTGAAGCGCAGGTAGCCGAAGGTCATGCCGTTCTGCGGGTCGGTGACGGCACCGGCTTGCTGGTAGTCGGCCACCGGTTGGAGGTAGCGCATGGCCACCGCGATGGCGCTCGGGTGGACGGCGAATCCGACGAGCTTTTCGGTGTGGTCAGCCGGGATCACGACCGTCTCGTGGAGGTCGAATCCGGCGAGCCGTTTGATGAGACCTTCGGTGACGCCGGGGGCGCTGAGGTTCATGTTGAAACTCTTTGCCACCACGTCGTCGGCGAGCAGGTTGGTGTAGTGGCCAGCGTCGAGGACCAGCGAACGGGGCGAGGCGGGCATCTTCACCTTGCCGCACTCCTCGCGGATGTTGAGGACCTTCTTGTAATCGAAGTTGGTGGCGGCAACGGCCGGGATCGGCGCACCGAAGTTCGCCAGCGTGATGACCGACATGATGTCGAGCAGGACGTCCTGGGCGAGCTGCTGGGCGGCGGTTTCCACCAGGGTGTCGAGCACGTCCATGGCTGTGTCCGACGCCTCGCGGGCGGTGACGTGGACGGTCTTGAACTTGTGGCGGTTGAGCGTCACAGGGATGGTCGTGACCGTCGAATCGGCGTTGGCGGTGTAGTCACCGGCGAAGTCGCTGGATCCGGTCGGAGCACCGACCAGCGGCACGCGGACGGTGTCGCCCTTGTCCGCCTGCTGGGGGCCGAAGTTGGTGGAGAACGAGGACACGGGCATCAAGTTCGCCATGAAGGGCATGAGCGCCCGCTGGGCGACCTTGATGTCTTTGAGGTTGGTGAGGGTGTTGGGCATGGCGAGCTATCAGGCTTTGTGATTGACGATGAGGGATTGCTGATTGGGGGTGAGTTTCCGCCAGAAGGCGGTCTGGGCGGCCGGGTCGGTGATCGCGGTGAATTGCGCGTGGAGTTCGGCCGCCTGGGTGGCATCGCCGACCGGAGTGACGCGGGCCGGCAGCGTGGTGCCGGTGGAGGCCGCGACGCGGGCGACTTCCAACTGGAGCTTGCGGTCGAAATCGACCTGGGACGCCTGAAGCGCGGTGACGCGGGTCCGCAGCGCGGTGGCTTCGGTGGTCGCCGTGTCGCGCTCGGCTTTGAGCGTGTCGATCTCGGCGGTGAGCAGCTCGACTTCGCCGCGGAGTGAGTCCGCGGCGGCCGACGCCTCATTGAGAAGTTCGGTCTGGGCCTGATGGTCGCGCCGGAGATCGGCGAGTTCGGTGCGGGCCTGGGCGAGTTCGTCTTCGATGGCGGTGTCCATTGCCCGTGATCCGGTGTCAACCGGCGCGGCGTGATAGACCCGCAGGCGGCGCATCGCTTCGGCGCGGTCGGGAACCATGCCCGCGAGCTTGTGACGCTGGGCCTGCTTGCCGCTGAAGGTCTGGCCTTCCATCGCCTCGGCGGGAATCGCCCGCCCCTTCGCCAGAACCGCCGCATGAAACTCCCCGGCGATCTCCGCGAGGTTGGAGGAAATGAGTTCGCGCTGGTCGTCGGTGAGCGGCGTGCCGGGTGCTCCCATCGCCTTGTATTTGCCGACCGAGAAAACCTCCACCTTGATGCCTGCCGCGTTGATGGCAGCCGAACGATCGACCACCGCTTGCACGACACCGATGGACCCGACTTGGGCGGAGGGCGTGGCGTAAATGGCACGAGCTTGGCTGGCGATCCAGTAAGCGGCGGACGCCATCAGGCCGGATGAGAATGCATAGACTGGCTTCTTCTGATCGAGGGCGGAGACGGCCGCAGCTAGCTCTGGAGTGCCGGCCACGGTTCCACCTGGAGAATCGATGTCCAAAAACACCGCTTTGATGTCGGGACGCGAGGCGGCTTCTTGAATTGCAGATCCGATCTCCTCTGAGTCGGTCGCGCCCATCAGCACCCGGGCGAAGATGTCGGGCTTGCGGATGATGGGGCCGCTGATTGATACCGTGGCCACTCCCTCCTCAACGGATAGCAGAGAGCTGGATGCTTGGTCACGGACGACTGGATTGCCGAGCGCACGGAAAGAATCCGCCGCAGCGATCATCGAACGAAGTGCATCAGGCTGGATCAGCCATTCGCGATTTTGCAGGAGGAGCGAGTTCACGCTCGGGCATAGGTGTCAACGGACTGAATTGCCGGAGACGGCCTTCGCTTAAGCTACCAACCGCCTCCGACGTTTTTCCTATTTGACCCGTGTGCGTTTCCACAACGGCTCGCGACATCCTGCTGGTCCCTGAACCCGGCACTGCATGACGGCATTCACACCGCCATGATCTCACCGTTGGGAAGGCATGGCCTTTCTTCAAGGGCCTGGCGACACGGAACCCGATGTTGTTGTTCTCGTTCGTGGGGTCGTTGTTGTTGCGGTTGGATGAGCGCAGGTTGTTCTCGTTGTTGTTGAACGAGCCCCCGCGCAGCCCGCGCGACGAGCCGGACTTTTTCACGCGGGATGCCGCACCCGCTTTCTGGCCCCCAGCACCGCTGCCCGCAAGCGCCAACTGTCGGCATGGCTCACATGGCCGATCCAGGAGCGCACACTGGCTTTGACTTCTTGGACCGTGCCAGTCTCCTTCGTCTTTTTGAGTTTTTCCACATAACGCTTCACACTCGTGCCACGGACTTTGATCCGGCCATTGGAAAAACACACAAAGCCACAGAAGTCCGCACCTTCCCGGTCGGTCCGGCACAGCCGGTATTTGTCTGGATGGATTTCCATGCGCCGCTCCGTCAGATATTCCCTGGCCTGCCGTCCCCAGGCGCGGGCTTGCTCGCGGCTCTCGGCGAAGATCAGGAAGTCATCCACGTAGCGGACATAACCTTTCACTGCCAGCTCCTGTTTCACGAAGTGATCGAAGCCATCCAGATGAACGTTTGCGAAGAACTGGCTGGTCAGGTTGCCGATCGGCAGGCCATGCCGGCGGATGTGGCAGTCGAATAAATCCTCTCCCCACTCCATGCGATGCCCGTCTTCATGTGTTTCAAGGATGCGTTGGATCAGCGCCATCACCTGCCGGTCTGCAATAGTCCTGCCGATGCGTTGCAGCAGGATTTCATGATCGATGCTCGGGAAATACCGGCGCAGGTCGCACTTGATGACGTAGGGGAAACGGCGGGTGAATTCCGCGCAGCGGCGCACCCCGGCGTGGGTGCCTTTGCCTTTCCGGCAGGCGTAGCTGTCCTCGATGAATTTCTTCTCGAAGATTGGCTCCAGCACCCGGACCAGCGCGTGATGCACCACCCGGTCCCGGAATGGTGCGGCGGCCACGCGGCGGAGCTTTGGCTCGTGGATGTCGAAGTAAGTGTAGGGGCCGGGGCGCCAGGTGTCGGTGGTGAGTTCCTCGTGCAGGCGCACCGCGTGAGTTTCCCAGCGGGCGTGAAAACGGGCGGCGGCGTGACCGCTCATCTTGCCCTGCATCGCGCTGCGGGCGGCTGCCATCACGTTTTCCAGCGAGCAGACTTGCGGGTAGAGGTTTTTGTAGGATTTCACTCGGGGCGTGGCGGTTGGAAACCACCGCCACGGCTCTTGAGCCAGCCGCCGACCATCCGGCCGCATTCGTTGAGCTGGAGCGCGCTGAACTCGAATTGCTTCGGTGCCAGCAATTTCCGGTCACTCGCCATGCGGACGACCCAACGCGTCATCTCGATGCCTTCGTTCGCCTGGATCAGCAGCGTGGTCTTGTCCTTGGCGTAGCTCGCCTTCACCAGCGTCTCCAGCACGTCCATAACGTGGTTCGAGAGCCGCTGCCCCAGGATGAAGCGCTGGCTCTTCGGGAAGCTCTCCACCCGCTCCAGGACCCACTTGGCGTAGGCGTACCACTTCACCACCACTTGTGGCATCTCACTTCCGGGCGGCTTCATCTTCTCAGGCTTGTGGATGGTCTCATTTTCTCGAAAAAAATCCGCCGCCTGCGGCGGGGGTAAACGCCAGCTTGGTTCCTACACAACAGCAAAGGGCAGGCCCGAAAGCCCGCCCCTGCGTTTCAAAGGACAAAGGGATAAAGGATCAAAGGGGATTCTTAGAACGCCGACGCAGCGACAGACCCCCACCCAGCAGACCTGCCAAGGAGAGTAGCGACGTTGGTTCAGGGACACTGGCGACACGGAACCCGACGCCGCCGTCGAGCTCGAACGAGGGGGCGCTGTTGTAGCGGCCGGAAGAGCGCAGGCTGGACCCGAAGTTGTAGAACGAGCCCCCGCGCAGCCCGCGCGACGAGCC